TGTTAATACTATTATTGATAGCGTGGGCAGTAAGTGCAGAAGAGATAACCACAGGGAACCTATTACCAAATGGTACAAGCAACTCAAGCAGTTACCAAAACGTAGACAGCACAATACCTAGTGTATCAACTAATGGATTTAATACAGCTGGTACTATAAAAGACTGGGGTGGAGAGCTAGAGACTACAGGTACAGGTAGTATTAATTACACTGGTAACCTGACTGACCATGCTACACAACAGCAACTAGACAACGGTATTGTGCTCAACTCTACTACTATAGTACAAAACTGTGAGTTTGTTGGTTCTACTTGGCAATGTGGTCAAGCTACACAAGGACAAGATACATACACAACTACAGTTAAAATACTGGATGATGAGGGTAATACTCTTGCAATAGTAAATCAAACTAGAAACACAGATGCTGGGTATGGTAGTAATGCTTACAAGTATGAGGATTCTGTTAGCTATACAGGCACAGGTAGTAACCAGTTCTATTGGGAATGGGAAGGTGTAGATGTTGGTTATGATACATACGGCACAAGTCTAGGTGGACCTAATCTACTTGGTGCTAAACTAACTATGACTTATGATGATACTGTTATAGAAGAAGAAGTAATTGAAGAGATACAAGAAGTAATAGAAGAGTTTGTAGAATGGGAAACAACCTTTGAAGAGCCTGTATTAATAGAAGAGTTTATACCTATGCCTATTGCACTAGAAGAATTTGGTATAATACCATTAGAAGAAGAGATAGTATTTGAGGAAATAAATACTACTCTTGAAGAAGAGTTTGAAGAAGTAGAGATACTACAAGTATTTGGAGGACCAGAAATTGTTGAAGAAGAAACAGAAGTTACAGAAGAAACACCTACTGAAACTGCTACAGTCACAGAAGAGCTCATGGAAGAACAACCTGAACAGACTGAAAGTACCACTGTGGCAACAGTTCAGGAAGAACCTAAGAGTGAACAACCTGAGACAGACAGTGTGGGAGTCGTAGATGTACAAGATGTACAAGCACAGGTAGCAGTCAAAGTAAAAGGCATAGACAAACAACTAGCTGCAGTCAATGTAATTGTAGCAGAGTCTATGGAGAAACAGCAGGTAGATATATCTAGTTACTACAAACAGTACACAGATACCAGACAGTTGTATGAAGGTAATACGTATGAAGACTTGCGTATACTAGAAGGATATGACATACAGATATATCAGAATAATAATAAGTTCTTTGCTATATCAATGAATGACCCTGTGCTTAAATACCAGATAAACTTTCAAAGAGCTAGACAGAATAGACTAATAAAAGAAAGAGAACTAGAAGTTCTAAGGAGGCAATATGCTAGATAAATTACAAAAGTATGCCATGATAATAGGTGTTGTATCTGCCATTGGTGGTGGGTTCTATGCATGGGGTGTGTTTAACAACAGACTAGATGCAGTGTCAGAAGCAGTAGGTTCTGATACAATAGAAAAACTACAACAACAAGTAAATCTATTAGACAAAAGAGTAGAGGTATTGGATGCTAAGCTAGATGAATTTAGGTCTGGGCTAGACAATCCACTAAGATAATGGATTTTATACCTATAATAAAAGAACTAGGATTTCCTATAGTAGTAGCATTCTTTGTATTACTTAGATTAAATGGTAGCCTAGATAAACTAAAGGTATCCATTGATACCTTATCTGACAAGATGTCTGACAAAGATAATACTCTAGCCAAGCTAACTACCAAAGTAGACATGCTAGAACGTACCGTGTATAGACTATCTAGAAATACAAGGAGGCAGAATAACTCTGCCCCCAAGGTACAACCCAAGGAGAAAGATTAACAAGGGAGATGGGCTGCACTAATTCAATGTTGTGTTCTCTTCTTTAATAGTTTTTGAAAATAAATCAGGAAACTCAGAGTGTGCGTACTCTGACCATGTGGTGTCCTTTAAGTTAATAATATCATACCCTTCCTTCTCATGTTTAGCAACCTCTTGAATAAATCTATTTTCTTTATCTACTAGTTCATGCTCCTTAGCATAGAGTAGTTGAGACTTTAGAAGCTTATCAGTTACATCATGAGGTAGTATCATATTAATCAGGGAGGCAAGAGCCATTCTACATTTAAAGAACACAGGCTCTTCCCACCCATCTATGACTATAACTTTAGTTTTACCTAGGGACATCAAAGCTGCCAAGGAGGGTACAGCTTTTTCTACGAAATCTGTGTTGTTGAAAGACAACATAAATTGTAGGGATAGTAGTTCCCTCTCATCAGGTTCTAAACTATAGTAGTCATCTAAGTTATATAAGTGTCTTAGCTCAGCTAATACTAATCTTCTTTTGTTGCTCATTTTTTTGCTCCCTTTTAACACCCTTTATAATTAAATCTACTAAAATTCCAGGCTCTGCATTCCAGTAAATATAAAATTTTCCAGGCATAAATCTTACATTAAATGGTATTCTTTGTAAGATATAGTTAATAATACTAGGTGACATATTATAGTAAAGATATTGAGGCTCATCATATTGAGGCTCTAATTGATACCAGTATACACCCAAAGTCTCATCTGTCTTACTAATGTAACTAGGATTCATGTACATATCCTTAGTTGCATACTCTTCTAATTGGTCAGCTACCCACACCCAGAACTCAGGTCTATCTTGAGTTGGAATAAATCTATTTAAGTCTAATGTAAATTGTTTTTTGTTTACAATCTCTAACATTCTAGAATACAAACTAGTCCTAGTGTCAGTAAAAATACTACCAGATAGTATAGAACTTTCTGTGGTAGTAGAACTAAGAGTAGCTAATATACTTAATTTTTTTAGTATCTTTATGTATTTGTCCAAGTCTTTATGTACTCCACAAACTCAGGGTAAAATTTTACAGAACTAGACCTTTCTTCAGTACTCAATGCAAAAAACATAATCATACCATTATCTTTCATAGCAGATTGTATCTGACGTTTTTGTTCAGCTTGAGATACATAACCTTTTTTACATTGTATCCCTACCCAGTTTCTTTCTCCATTACTAGTATTATAGAATCCTACAATAATATCTGCTTTACCTCTACTACCTCTAGATTCTATTACATAATACTTAAGTGTTTTAAATTTATCAAGAATAGTTTGAAGTATGCTACGTGTTTTCTTTTCAAAGACATAACCACGTCTATACATTTTTTTAAATCTAGGTGTCTTACTTAGTTTCAACGTTAGCATTCCTATTACATAAGTCTAGATAAGTACAACCTTTACATAGGTATTGAGGTACATCCGTAGGACGTTCTGGTAAGCTATTGTTGTTTATACTTGATTTAATCACAGATACATGGTTATCCAGCCATGGCTTCCAGTAATCATACTTCTGTACCTCTCTACTCATCTTCTCAAATCTTGTATCACAAGATATTATTACATACTTATTCTCCATAGTACTACGCTTAGTGTACATAAGTACACCATAAGGTACATTTAAATTTAGTTTTTCTTTAGCATAGTACATCCAGAGTAGGATTTGTTTAAGATGGTATGGATGGTATTTAAACTCATTCCATTTCCATAGTTCAGTAGACTTTAGTTCCATAGGTACATAATACTTTTTATCTTTGTAGTCATACTCATGTACAAAGTCTGTAGTAGCAGTACACACAACGTCTTCTTCAACTCTAATGTGTACAGGAAATTGATTTTGTTCTATAGACTCAACACCATGAAGGTGTCCGTCCATTCTTCCTAGTATCTTTGCTTGGGTTTCTTCATTAACAAATCCCATATACATTCTTTTCCTAGCAAACATGTCCTCTATAGGTGTGCTTTCTCTATCACTAAAGTATCCATAGTAGCTCTGCCTTATGCAGGTTCCTAATGAACTAGAGCGTATAGCTTTGTCTTTACCTCTAGCTTTCCATTCTTCAGTTCTTGCGTCCATGTATTGGGTTATCTCATCAGAACAGGATTGTTCTAATGTTTCTAGAAAGTATTCAGGGTCATAAATTAAATCTTTTATGCTCATATATAATCCAAGGGCAGTTTATACACTTACCCAGGTGCTGCGTTCAAGTGGGTGGTTGTCTTACCCAGCTTGTTCTGCACCCTCTGGCTCTGCTTGTAACAGGTCCAGTAAGTTATCTGGTATCTCCTCTTTAGGTATAGTAAAGACTAAGTCAGCAGGGTTCTTACTCTGTGATTTAGACTTGTCATTCCAAAAGGCTCTTACCTTGAGTCCGACACCACCAATGTTTAATATAGTATTCATAGCTAGTTTGCTACCACTAGGTCTGTTCCAACCTACACCAAGTGTTACCCATTCTTGTTTAGCATTACCTTGGGATGCAGTAGAACTAGCCTGTCTACCTCTAGATAAACTTGGCTTGTTGTTATAACGCTGATACGCCATATCGTATCCTCCTTTTAATTCCAGTTAGGTCCGTGTTCTTTAATATCTAATGGTAAGTCTAACACAATACCTGAGTTATTAATATCAGGTATGCGTGTATCTACTTGTTTAATTAGATTATACACTAACTCTAATTCTGGTTTATATACATCTAGTTCCATAGCATCATGAAACTCTAACCATAGTCTAGATATACACTTGTGCTGTCTTAACAAGTTATGCATTTCTAATATACGTATCTTGTTTAAGTCTGCACTAAATGATTGTATTGGAAAATTAACTACTTGTGTAGGGTTCATTCTATCTCCAATCCTCCCATATACACTACTAGTATAGCCTATCTTCTTAGCAGAAGTCAACAACTTTTTTTGATAATCTGCAATACCTATTTTAGACATAACATCTAGATATGTACGTGTTGTTGTTCTTGCTTTAGTTCTAGACAATCCTGCTTTGACTAGCTCACTAGATAAACGTTGCTCTGTTGCACCGTACACATATGCAAAGTTTAGTATCTTTGCATTCTTACGAGTAATACCAGCAAGCTCACTAGTTAATGTGTGCATGTCACTACCTTTGTTGTATGCATCTATTAGATACTTACTACCACTTAAGTAAGCTAGACATCTAAGTTCTGATTGACTAGCATCCACAGTCAGGAGTGTACCTTCCTCATCAAATATAGATTTGAAACATGGTCGAACACCAGGAGGAATGTTTTGCATGTTAGGGTTGGTACTTGTCATCCTGCCTGTGGTTGTTGATGCTAGTTGTAGGTTACAGTGCAATCTACCTGACTTACCTACTAGCTCTGGAATCTTTGTAGTGTATGTAGTGTTTAATTTATTATACTTTCTGTATTGTAATACATCAGAAGCAAACTCATGGTTAATACCTTTGAGTATACTTTCACCTGTACCATCTACGTCATACCCTAGAGACTGCAATGTTTCTTTTACTTGAACAGGACTACTAGGATTTATATCATATGTTTTGTTTATTTTTGTAAGAACTTTATCTAGCTCTTTGTTATTATGTTTTGTATATTCTTTAAGCTTATCCATGTCTACTTTAATACCTTGATGTATCATTTGAGCTACAGGTAATATCATCTGCATGTCTATGTCTCTAGCTAGAGTCATTATTCTCCAGTACTCTGGGTAATCTTGTTTAAACATATAGTATAGTTGTAACCCAGCATACGCATCACCTGCACAGTAGTCTTGTAGTTTCTTCGTGGTTTGTGCGAAGTCATCTATGGTAATTTCTTTTGCATAATCAACTAGGTGGAGGTAGTTGTGAGCAAAGAACTTTAGACCACCTACAGGTAGATGCGGTGCTAGTTGTCTTTTTAATATAAGTGTGTCCATAAACTTACATTGTATATAATCAGCTCCTACTATTCTAAGTATTCTTGTTACGTCTGATACTATGTTGTGCCCTACTACAGTAAGTAAAGGATTTTTACATATACGTTCTCTTAATAATGCACGCATTTCAAATTCTAAGGGTACAGCTGCACATTTAGTCTTGCTACTTATTCCTATTGTGTGAGTTACATCAGTGTCTATGTTCCATTCAAAGTCTAATCCAATGTAACCTTCTTTAGTAGCTTCTTCTAATACTTCATCAAAGCTAGGATGTACAGGTATTTCTTCTAGCTCATCTCTACACTCAGCTCCAGTTCTACTATATGATTCTATAATAGTTCTGTCTAATGCCTTGTCTTTAAGTTGTTTAGGATGAATGCTAGATTCGTACTCTTGGTCAATCTCTTTACATGCCATCCTTGCTAGGTCTCCCATGGCTATAACTTTATTAGGTTTTATCTTATCTATTTCTTCTTTTAATAAACTACTACACCAACGTACTTCATGAGTCTTAACTTCATAATCTTTAGGGTAGCATTTAACAGGACATGTTATCCATACTGCACAATCTTGTAAGTATTGTTTCATATACTTCTTAACTGTGCTACCTGTAGCATCTCCCCCTAGTTCTTTACGTAAGTCTTCTGCTTGAGATGGTGTGCCTAATACTATTAGCACCCTACCACGCTGTCCATCTTGCAGTTGTTTACATAGTAACTTAGGGGAAGCAGCATGTTCAAAGAGTCCACATCTAAGACAGTTATCTGTTAGTTGTAGGCTCTTGTATTTCTTCTTTCTTTCTGTGTAAGTTCTCGTTAGCATCTTTCTCCTCCATGATAACTCTGAACAATTCATCTAAATTTCTCTGTAATATTCTTTGTATAATTAACTGAGAAGCTAGTGTTAAGGAAGCAGCTGTAGTTTTCTTATCTAACTCTAAGCCTGTTAAGATTTCTTTAGTCACCTTCTCTATATAATATGTCATGACTTCTTTCTTGTCTTCCTCCTGTTCAATTGCTAAGTTTTTGTAATATCCCATTATAATACCTCATTGATTTGTGATTCCAATTCACTATCTGTATATTCATAAGGCTTGAGCTTTGGGTAGATTTCTACTGTACGTAGACCATACGCTCTCATCTTATCAGATATAAGTTTAGTAATAACTTTAGCATCTGGGTCAAAGTATATAATAAACGTAGTGTTACGTAGCTTACTTAGTATACTAAGCTGCATTAACAATGATGTTTTTATATTAGTACCAAGTATAGCAACACTTGGAAACCCTGTCCCTTGCCACATCCTCATAGCATCATACACGGATTCTACAATAAAGCAATAGTCTTTGATTTCTTCTTCAGGTAAACACCTAGTATATGTAGGATATACTTTAGTTTTGTGTCTTACCACAGGAACTAATCTATACTTAGGCTTTCTGTTAAGAAACCTAATCTGTCTTCCTGTTAGATTAGCAGCCATGTCCCAAGTCTCAATTAATAATTTGTTATCATTGTACTTGCAACCAAATTCTTCTGCTGTTGTAGTTAGAATCTGTCTGTCTTCAAAGAACTTAATAGCTAACTCACTGTAGATGTACGTGTATTGTTCTACATTCTTAGCTACAGATATTGTATTAATAGATGACTGACTCACAGGTTTTTGGTGAGCCAGGTCTATCATCCATTGCTCTAGTTTGCCAGACTTATGACAACCAAAGCAGTAGTATCCATTCTCGTATATAGCTAGAGATGGGTCAGTGTCTCCATGAAAGGGACACTTTGTCATTGCTATTACTTTACCCATGCTAGTCCTCCTTTACATATTCTGCATGTCCAAACATAGAATCGTCTCTATGTTCTTCATCTGGAAAGGGTTCATCGTTATCAAACTTGTCTTTAGCTTTAGCACAAGCATCTTCATAACTCAAACCAGCTTCCATGTAGCATTCTACTAGTGCTTCTAGTAGTGCATCATTAGTTATGTGACTCATGTTTTCCTCCTGAACCATCTAGGTTCTTTAGCTGGGAATGACCATGTAGCAAACCTAGCTTTCTCTTTTCTGTAGAACTCTCTGTATGATTGTACTACATTGTCTGACTTGTATTCGTCAGGCATACACAGTGGAAACGGTGTTAGCCCTATGTCTTCAATGGGTGGTAACTCTAACTTTTCTATTACCTCCCATGATTTATGAGGTGCCTTGTCGTATCTCCACAAGTATTCATTGTTTAACCACATAGCTAACTCTTTAAGCCATAGCCAGTTGGATAAACTCTTACCAGCCCACAGTGTACATGGATGTTTAGGGTGAGCTGACAAGTAAGGTGTCTGTATATCATGTTGATTGCACACAGTACATAGCATCTGAGCAGACTCAAGTATCATCTTGATAACATGTTTATCACAGTGATACTCAGCTGCAGTACCAGGGTCTGTGTCTAAGACAAAGATATTCATCTTCCACTCCCTAATTCTTGCATCTTTTGAAAGTATGATTTGTTAGTTTGTTGAAGTTCAAACTCAGCAACACTATCATCATAGTCTTTGAGTTTGTCTCTTGTTCTGTATTGACATACTCTTTTTAGTGTTTCTCCTAGCTCGTCTAATCCATTCGGTTTCCATCCCCCATCGCTGGTACCTTGGCGGTTAACCCAACGCACACAGCTCTGTGGTATGTCAACCTCATCTATTAGCATTCCACCTTGAGTATATGTTTTAAACTTAAATGTATTACCCATTATCTTCCTCCTTATATTCTTCGTAGTCATACGTTAACTGATTAAAGTCAAAGTTAATTAGAAACTCTTGCAATGCTGGATGTCTCCTAGCTTTGATAGTAGTTACGTTCCTGTATCCTGTGTTGATGTCACCACCTACACCTAGTACTAAGTCAGCATGTGATATAATACCAGCCTTAGCTTCTAGTAGATTGTCTGCACTAGGAAACGGGTCATCCTTGTTTAGTTGATGAGCTGTTACAATAATTATATTTTTATCTTGAGCTATACGTTTTAGTTCAGACGTAATGTTCTCAAGCTCATGTCTTCTTGCATCAGCTTTTTTCATAGATGACATAACTCCTAAGTAATCTAAAAATACTATGTCTGGTTTGATTGTATCAATTTCTACTTCTAATTGTGTAGTACTAAAGTCAGAGTAACAACATGCATAGAAATCAGGAAACTGTTCTACTGCAAGTAATCTCTTACGTAGCATGGTCTCACTAAAGTCTTTGATAGATATGTATAATACTTTTAGTTTGTTTAGACATGCATCTCTTACAAATGATAACATGATACTAGTTTTACCACGTCCAGTAAATGCACATATCACAGCAAGTTCTTCTTTAGTTAAACCATAATGAAACAAATAGAACAAGTCATTAGTCTCTGTCATCTCCATATCAGAGAATAGTTTAGATTTACTTGCACCATATTGTATTGTGTTAGTAGACACGTTAGATATCTTGGACAACTTATCATCTAATGGTTCATCAGATTGTATGATGTTAGATATCTTGTGTATCTTGTTGTTAGTTAACAGAGTATTGATAGCTCTGTATCCAGTTACATTACTGACTGTATCTTCCATGGTCTTGAAGAACATGTACTCATCAGCAGTTAGGGTATCTTTAACAATACTTAGAAAGTCCGTCTTAGTTAAAGTCTCTTTCTCTTTCTTTAACTCTTCCCATAGTATGTCATACGGATACTCCAGGTATATAGACTGTAGCATGGGTGCAACTTGGTCACGCCTAGCTTTATCTAACAGAAATGTAAATAGATTTAGATAAGTATTCTCCACCTGTATCCTCCCGTGTGTTATCTAGTATACTATTATTGACTTATAAAAGTCAATAAGTTGTTATAACATGTGCATGCTTGGATATACTATCGTGATACCAAGACTCTGTCAAGATAAATACAGGTTTGTATTTAAACTTACTAGCTAGATGTATATTATCCATATCCCAGAAGCCACCATCTGTATAAAATACTAGCTGGTCATTTGCATTAGCATACTCAAACACTGGGAGTAGATGTGTACCACCGTAGTATTTACGTAAAGCTTGCTTGATAGTATCTGTGTCTGTAATGTCAAAGACTTTAGATACCTTGGTGTCAAAGATAAGTAACTTATTTTCACCAGGGTCTATGTGTTGTGATATCGTAGAGATAGCACGTTCTATCAATTTGATATCCATACTACCTGAACAGTCTACAGCAAATAAGAATCTAGATTTAGGAAACGTTGTAGCCCTACCTTTCTGTAAAATGTCAGGATGTATAGGATTACGTGGCTCACGTTTGTAACTAGATGTAACATGTTTACTGTTGTAGTTTCTAACAATCTGTTCTAGGTCTGACAACCATGGTTCTTTAGGCACAGGTTGATTAAACAGATAGTCATAGTCTAAGTCTGTTGTACTAGCTGCACCACCTACACCACCTGGTACTGTATTAGGTATAGGTACACCTTTAGCTATTGCTTTTTCTAGATTGTTACAGATAGAATCTTTAATGATTTGACTATCTAAGTCTGCGTCTTTATTAGGTTTTCTTTTCCAGAAGTCATCATCTAAGTGTTCATCTACCCATGCTTGAAACTTATCCATCTTGTCTTGAGCTGCATCCCATAGCTTGTGATAAAGATACTCAGGTGGAAGTTGTTTGAGTCCACAGTTATCATAGGTACAGGGTTTACCACCTGTACCTTCTTCTAGTATCTTAGGGTCAGCAGTGTTGACATGTATACTGCAGTCTGCTACAATATTAAAGAGCTGACGTTGGGCTTTCGTCTTGCCTTTCATGAAGCCAATGTGACCAAACATACCATGAGCTAGCTCGTGTTTAACTAGCTCTATCTTAAACTCATTAGACCTGTGATTCAACCAGTCTGATGAGATAAATATATTTAGCTTACCGTGTTCTGCATAACAGTAAGCTGAACCTTTAGTCTTAGTATCAGTCCAGAAGTTAATGTCTGGCACTTGATACATCAACCACTTATCATTGTCAAATGATATGTATTCATGTATGTTAATGTTTATCATCGTGTCCTCCTTGCCATAGCTCTACGCTTACGCCACGTAGATATACTGTTTGGCTTTTTGTATGTTGATTTGTGAGCATGTGTAAACTCATGCATAGTCTCTGCTGTATCCCACTTAGTACTAGGTACAAACCAAAGGAATGCTTTCTTACGTCTGACTGCATCAAACAAACTTAGATTACTCATGTCTACGTGAGTTTTAAGTGAGTTGATTATGTTCTGTTCTGACCAAGCAACGTCATTTCTTAGACTGGTATGCTTGAGTTGTTCAGGAAACAACAGCTTAGTCTCTTCACAATACAGAAGGTAAGAGTCACAACATAACTTACCATCTTGCCTTGATATGTATACAACAGACATAATGGTATCTCTTGTTTGAGGATGTCTGTGATGAGGCACACTAAGTTTAGAATGATACGGTCTGTTACCAGCATAACTTGTAGTGTTGTCTAATATCTTCATACCTAGCACACACTGTACATCATCATGTTGTATTTTCTCTGGTTTAAAGTATATACAGAACTCAGCTTCACGTTTAACTGAGTCATAATGTGTACCAAATACAGCCTCTCTAGTTGGGCTGTATCTAGGTACCTTCTCGTCACCTACTGTAACGCCTGACTTAACACGTACAAAAGCTCTATCTTTACGGTCTTGTAGATTCTGCCTAGCTGTACGTTCTGCTTCATCAGGAGTACAATAAGAATCTACATATAAAGTATCTTTGTAGTCATTAGCTGCATTACCATAGTATCTAATGTGAGCATTGTCTACCATGTACCTAGTTGCTACAGATGTAGGTTTAACGTATGGTATTTTAAAGTCTTTGTACCTGTTCATCATGTAGCTGTAGTCTGAACTCTTTGTGTCTAGATAACTATACGTCAGCGCTTTGTAGTCTGGATTCGTCATCTGATTCTACCTCCCAAGAATAAGCAAGCTCATCTACTTTGTTAGTGTAGTGTGTTAACATGTTACGTAAACGTACACCTAGTTCTTTAACAAAGTCTACACTGAAGTCATGTCTAGCTAGGTTAGGGTAGTTGTCAAACAAAATGTCATGAACCTTACTGTAAATTCGGACAAGGTCATCAGCATTTGTACTAGCAAACTTCTCATACAACTTAACAACTCTGTTAGCATGACGCTCACTTCTACCTACCTTAACAAACTCAACAATATGTTTAGCTGCTTGGTCTACACTACGTTGTGTATGTATAAAGTTGTCAAAGGTTTCTTTATTATCTAGTAGTCTTGGATAGTCAAGCTCTTGATTACCTGTCATGATATCCATGATGCTAGGTATAACATCAGCTGGAAACAAGCCAATGCATACTTGATGTAGTACAGCAGATTCTTGTGACAGTGTAGGTCTGACTGTTTGTAGTTTCTCCAGGTAATGTACATTCTCCATACACTCACTAGGTTGTGGTAGTACGGGGGCTAGTGTCCACTTATCTTGTAGGTAACCAGCTACATCATTAAGACTACAGTTTCTGTCTTGATATTCAAATGGTAGAAACAGAGACCTAGCTTTGAGTGGGTCAGATAGATGGTCTGCCTCGTTCATAGCTGCAATGATTACGCTGCCCTTAGGCAATGGTCTACCACGCACAGTACCTTCACGCATCAGAGTCAAGATACTTGCATGCAACTCGTCTCTTGATTTGTCTAGCTCGTCAAAGAAAAAGATGCTAGGTGTATCTGACCACCATGCTGGCTTGAGATATGTTAGCTCATTGGTACTAGCTAGATACTTAGGAAAGCCTAGCACCTCGTCTGCTGTCTCGTTTTGTAGTAGTATCTTAACTACAGGTAAGTCAAGTTCTTTACTGAGTTCATTCTGAATCCAGTAGGTTTTGCCTGAGCTAGTCTTACCTACTAGCACAGGGACCTTAGCATCCTCAAGTCCAACTTGTTGCTGTAGCTTGAGTGCATCTAGTGCAATCTGTTTACTTATCATTACGCTTTACCTCCTGTAATAGTTTGTCTATCAAACGCACCATACGTTGACGTCTTTCTTCCTTCTTGCCACTTGTCATATACTGAACAGCAGTAGATACATCAGTGACATTGTCTGGAACTTGCAGCTTGTCTACCTCTTGGTCTAGCCAATCAGTAAAGTCAGAGCTTTCTTCCTTGGTACTTGGACTATCAGACTCTGTAGTAACAGAATCATTGATGTCTGTAGTTTTTGGGTTACTCATAGTAACACCTCCTATGTTTTATTTGTAGTCTAATGTGGAAAAGTTTCTGGATAGAAAAGAAAGTAAGCACCTGATAGGATTACCAGGTGCTAAGGATGTGCAAGTTAGCTAATAAACAAATCAAATTGTTTATTGTTTTCTGCAAGTTGTTCTGGTGACACGGAGTCTCCAGTTTTAACTCTTTCAAAGGTAAGATTTAGAACATTCACAAGTCTGTAGGCAAACTCATTTATATAAGGAGTTTTGTCTGCAATTCTTGCAAAGTTTCTTTTGAGATAAGCGAGTCTACCAATGACTTTACGGCAGAGATTGTTATCCCATATCTCACGAGTTAGAGATAGTGTCATGAATCTATTTGTTATGGTAGACTCATCTACGCCAAGGACTTGTGAATATCCAAGTGCTAATGATGCTTGGATGTGAGCCCAACCTGCATCAGTGAATTGATGTGAATCATAGAGACTTCCATCTTGTTTCTGAGCTTTGCAAGGTTGAATGTATTTGTGCTCACCTTTCAAGTACGCAGATATTATTGCAAGCACTTCGTGTGCAAACTTAGCACTTGGTGCAACTGGTTGCTCTAAATCTACTGTACTGTATTCTGGTTTCCCATCTGTAAATTTAGTGACCAACTTGATAGTCATTGGTCTGTCTAGGATAGAAAACTTTTTCTCATTGAATTTATAGGTATCAATGATAGAACCTTTGAATACTTGATTACTCATAGTAACCTCCTGAAATTTGGAATATACACAAGCTGATTGCCAGCAAGGTACGCAGCTGAATAGCAATCAGCCAGAGAAGTTACACGAGATATAGCACGAAGACGAGATTATACTATGAGTTAATCCATGTCAGCCCAATGACTCGTAGATACTCGGAGTAACAACATTGTTACCTCGTATCTACTTGTACTGCTAAAAAGTTTTTACTAGTACTACTAGTAAAAACGAGTAAGGAACGGAGTTTCTTACTAATTAACCCCCCTTGTCAACCCGCCACCCCCTCTATATATATATAATATTGTCAGGGTTTTTACACGTTTCTTCTCCATTTGTGCACACATGTAGCCCAATATACATGTATATACACCCAGTTTTACCCATTTTATACCCACTATAGCACTCTAGTAAATATATAATAATACCAGTAGGTTACGTCACGGCACATGTTATACCCACTAGTATACTACTAGTATACATGTATATACATCTAGTGTATACCTAATATATACTTTATAGTATATATTATAGTATAATCTACGTGTTTTATACTAGTGCTTGACTTTTACTGTTCTGAACTATATATATTATAAGAGCATGCAACACAAGGATTACCAACAATTACGTGCATATACCCACAAACGTGCTAGCATGTTTGACTTTACTCAGCAAGATTCAGAGGATATACTCCATGATGCCCTGTTAGACCAACTAGAATCAGGGGTTGACATTTACAAACTAATATGGAAACATATTGGTAAGCACAGAGAACGTAGGCACAGAGAAGGTAAAAGACAGATAAGCATGACACACTTTGAAAAGAAGGGGGAAGTATGAACAAAACATTACAGAATTTATTCCCAGACATTCCTGTATATGAAAACAAAATAGTTAAATTTTTAGAGGTATGCTACGGACTAGCCTGGTCATACAGAGCAGCTGGTAAAGAGCTAAGCATAAATCACAAAACAGTAAAAAACATATTAGACAGTATTAAAAACACACCACAGTACCACGCCTTTATGGAGAAACTAGAAGTACAGATTAAAAATTTTGCTGACCCAAAATTTTCTCACACAGTGTTTGACAGATATGAACAACAACTAACTGATATAGAAACAAGAATAAAACGTGCTGATAAACAAAATGATAAAGCACAATCCCTGCAATTATTAAAATTAAAACAGACTATACTCAAAGACCAACTCAGAGCTAGCATGGTAGCCAACAGGGACAAAGAAGAAATAGCTACTGTACATGATGCAATCTCTAGTTTGTCAGAGACAGCCTGGGAGGAAATGAATGAAAAAGTACAGTGAGGAACTGCCTGGGAGTGATAATGTGCTAGACCAAATTAATGGTCCTGCTAATAGATACCTACCTGCATGGGTAGCCAGAGAAGGCACGGATATAAAACTAAAAAGAACTGTAAAGAAAAGAGCTAAGAGGGTTGTCAATGAGAAAAGAACACAAAAGTAAAACAGGTGGACTAACTGCCGCAGGTAGAGCCCACTTTAAAAGAAAAGAAGGGGCTAATCTAAAAGCTCCTGTTAGCAAAGGCACAAATCCAAGACGTGTTAGTTTTGCTGCAAGATTTGCTGGTATGAAAGGACCTATGAAAGATAGCAAGGGTAGACCAACCAGGAAAGCACTAGCCCTAAAAAAATGGGGGTTTGGTAGCGTAGAGGCTGCACGTAAGTTTGCAGCTAGACATAAAAAGAAATAGGAGATTATTATTATGCCAATGGGTAAAGGAACATACGGAAGTAAAGTAGGAAGACCAAAGAAAAAAGGTCCAGGACAAGCTGCATTTCAAAAGGTAGCTAGTAAAGCTAAAAAGAAAGCTGACGTAAAAAAGTCTGCTGCAGCTAAAAGCAGATATGACAAAATTATTTATGGTAATACCAGAAGGAAGAAAAAATAATGCCAGGTAAAAAAAGAATGATATCAGGAAGTCTAGGTAGAGTCATGAGTAACGTGGCTAAAAAACAGCAAGAAAGAAAAAAGAATAAAATGAAACAAATGAAAGCAAAAAAGAAGTAAAGCGGGTTGTGGCACAGGCAATGAGAATTGCAGCCAGAACAACCTGTTTGGAATTTTATGATAAGAGACTGGTGGTACAAAGATGAAAAGATGTTAGCGTTGTGGCATAAGATTCACAACATGACATCTGAGGAATTTGCTAACCTTGATAAGAAAGTTAAAGCAGAGTTACAATACTGGTACGGGAATCTATTCTTTTTTAAACCGTATCCTGCACAAAAGCCTATTGTGGACGATAACCATTTTAGTGTGTATGTACATGGCAATAATAGTTCTGGTAAGTCTTATTGTTGTGCTGCTAAGACGGCTTACAACGTCATAGGTTGGCACCCTAACTATACTATAGAAAAACCTAAATATGGTAATAGAATTATCTGGGCATTTAGTCCTTCATTTGACATTCAAAGAACCTCAAGTCAGGTCCACTTGTTCTCAACTGATACGCCCAATGACATAGGACTACTGCCCTCTATAGAGAGTATAGAAAAACGTGGAGGCAAAGTAGCCTGGGGTAAAAATAGATGTATTGATTTTGTAAAATTCTGGGACGGTACAATCCTAGAATTTAAATCTGCTGAAATGAAAACACAAAACCTACAAGCGTCTGGTATTGATTATTGTTGGTTTGATGAGTGTCCATCACACACTATGCATGATGAGATTCTTGCTAGATTATTAAGAAAGTCTGGTAAAATGGTCATGAGTTTTATTGTAGAAGATGCTACCAGCAACTACATAGTACAAGATATTTTTGGTAGAAACGAAGAAGATGAAGATACTTCGTTTCACTTTATAGATGTATATGACAATCTATCTCTAGAAAAAGAAGAGATAGAAAGATACAAGAAAAGATTTACAGAATCAGCTATGCACTGGAGATTTAGTGAAGGTGGTAAGTTTCAGTTACAACCAAAGGGTGCATTAGTTTATCCTGATTTTTGTGAACAACATGCTGTAGATGATTTAGTTGACCAGTATGACCCATTAAGAACTTTGTGGAGAAGTTGGGATATGGGGTTTGTTAGACCTGCATGTGTAGGATTTCAAATTGACAAACATGGTAGAAAGAATGTATTATTCAGCATGATGGGACACAATACACAGCTTACAGATTTTATAGATGAGGTGGACAGTTATTGCAATGAAGTATTACCTAAAGTTGTTGAGAAGATGGATATACTCCCACATGATGCTAATAGAAAATATGATGTATCTGTTAACAGTGCTCTGGATATATTTCTTAATAAAAAATTAAAAGCAGATACAATATATGTTAAAAGAGATATGTCACACGCACAAGTTAATGATGAGTTAAAAAAATTTACAAAAGGTGAGCCTATGCTTAGGTTTGATTCTAAACATTGTAGTTTACTTATGCAATGTTTAGCAGGATATACAAGACACGAGCAAACAGGTCAACCTAGAAAAGATAATTACTACGAGCACGTATCAGATGCATTTAAACTAGGATGTTTCTATGTATCTAAGAAACTGATGAATCAACAAGTAGCAGCTCCAAAAGAGCCTACATATTTTGGATTACAGTTTGGAGAGAATAATGAAAGAATCAGACATAATAAAGTATTATAACTTTATAGACAAGGAAGCTGAAGAAGGGTTTGTTGCTGTTAGAAAAGACTGGCAAGAAAACTTAAAGTTTTACATGGATGAATACCAGTTTGAAAACAAACTATCCTGGCAAACTAAGATAAAAGACCCTATAGTAGATAACTTGATAGTTAGAATGACTAACTTCTTTGTTAGAATATTAATGTCTAGTGACAATAAATACTTTACAATAGAACATCCTAACCCAGCTGTAAAAGCTGGATTATCAAAACTCGTAGAAGCTGTGTTAAAAACTAACAAGTTTCCTATGATTTTTGGTGATGCATTGAAAATGGCTTTACTTACAAGCCCATATATAACAAAAGTAAATTACAACTATAAGTCTGAAAGCTATCCTACTTATGACCCAGATAGTGGTGAGTATGGTACAACAGACAGTATAGTAGGAAAAACAGAAATAAACAACATTGACCCTATGAATATGCGTTTAGACCCTGTGGGTAACATGTATATTATAGAAAAGAAAGAGGTTGATGTAGGTGATTTTATAAGCATGGCTGAAGTAAACGGTTGGAAAAACGGTGAAAAAGTTATGCGAAACCTGTATAAGCACACTGATGATGACTATAGTCACAGACCTACAGTATCATTAGACTATGTATATAGTAAGTGTTTAACAGATGAAAAAGGAAAAATGCTAGATGAGCATGTGCACTTTATTATAGCTAATAAAGAACATGTCGTCTATTACGGTAAGAATATCTTACCAAAAGGTCAGTTCCCTTACATAGTAGGATTTCCTATGAAGGTACTGAAAGGTAGATATGGTAGAGGGTACATAACAAAGCTTAGGTCTTTGTTAAGTTCTTATGTTGAATCAATGAACCTGTTACTTGACGCTTTTACTCTGAATACTTTAGGTGTATACGAAGTAGTAACCAATAATATAGAATCAGGTAAAGCTCACTTGTTTGGCTCGGTCGTACCAGGTAGGTTATATCCTGTAACGTCAACTGGAACTATAAACCAAGTTTATAATAACTCGGTTAATCCCAATGCTACAAACCTTTTATTTGTACTTGATAGACTTATACAAAATAGGTCGTTCCAAAACGAGTTCTTTCAAGGACAACCAACTAGTAAAGGCAGACCAACAGCTTCTGAAATAAGTCAGAAATCTCAAGAAACATCTGGTTTCTTTGCAGATATAGCTAATGAGATAGAGAGGGCTATTATAGAACCTACTCTAGAATTAATTCTACACACAGAATTAATTTACATGAATGATGTATCTCATTTTGACTACAGCAAATCCCTTGAAGATTCAGAAGCATTAGACGTACTGAAGGTAATGAGTTTTAATGAGCGTATAAATGCTATAAAAGATTCAACACTAACAGTCAAGGGTATCTCTGGCAAAGTTCTGAAGATGACTAATTTTCAGAAGTTGATGCAAATTATCAACGTAATTGGTAATATGCCTCAAGTTGCCCAGGCATTAGACCCAGTCAAATTCGTACAGAGAATATTTGAATCCTTTGATGAAAATCCAGAGGATATCATAAACATGGATATGCTTAAGGGTCAGGGTGGACCTGGTGCAATGCCAACGGGTGCAGAGGGAGCCTCACCCGCTCAACCTCAAACACCAGAACAACTTATGGAGGTATTAAACAATGTCAGAAGAAACGACACAGAATAACGCAGTTGAAGAGCAAACTGATGACAGAATCCAAATAAAACCAAAGGATGCAGCTGAACAGTTGCTACCAGGTGGGAAATCTGTTAATGAGATGTCTAACGAAGAGATGGCTCAGTATACTGCAAACATGGCTAAGGCAGATAGACTATATGCAAAACATACAGATGGTCTAGCTGATTTAGACAGAGAAGTCTTTGATGCTTTACTTCTTGCGAGTGACCAAGCTCAGCCTGTAGAGGAACGATTCAAGTCTACTGTAAGTAAATTTGAAGCTATTAAGAAGCCTGAGTCTGAGGACAAGAAGGATGCTGAAGCAGAGAAGAAAGAAGTTTCCCCACAAGGGAATATGGAAACAACTGGTAGAACTCCCAGTAATCCAATTAACAAACTGGAGCCTGAAAACGATGCTCCTCTAGGGGATGACCAAGACTATTTTGACTTCATGCTCAAGAGATATCGTCAACAAGCTACTGTAAAAAGAAAAGAAACCTTAAATTAATAACTAGGAGGAATAAGTTATGCCACAAGGAGCAGTAAGTTTTCTTAATGAATCCGACAGACTTGCCAAATTAAAAATGGACAGTGACATCAGATTCGTTGCAGGAAACATGATGCAATTCAGAAACTTGGCAAAACCAATTCAAGCATTTGGTAGAAACAAAGGCTCAACAATTGAAATTGAAAAATATCAGAAGTTAACAAAAGCTACTGGTACTATTTCAGAACTTCAATCATTGCCTATGAATAAACCTAACGTAGGTTTTGTACAGGTAACTGTAGCAGAGTATGGTAATGGTGTATCATACACTAAAAAATCACAAACATTAGCAGAATATTCTGTAGATGAAACTCTTAAAAAGATATTAGCTATGAACGTAGCTGAATCTATGGACCAGGTTGCTGGTACAGAGTTCCAGAACTCAGATGTATTCTACACACCAACTTCAAGCTCAGCAGGAACATTAGACAAAGATGGTACTGTGAGCACAAGTGCTGGAGCAGCTATTACAGCAGCCCACATCAGAGACATAATCAGAAATCTTAAAACTGATAATGTACCAAAATGGGATGGAAATTCTTATTTAGGAATCTTCTCACCATTTGCAATGGCTAAGCTGTTTGAAGACACAGCAACAGGCGGAATCATAGACTTACACAAATATGACCAACCAGAGAACTTAATCAATGGTGAAATTGGTCAATACTTTGGAATGAGAATGATAGAAGAGAACAATGTTCTTTCTAACACAATCGGTGGGTCATCACATAATGGTGAAGCAATTGTCTGTGGCTTTGAGCCAGTAGTTGAAGCTCTTGTAGAACCAGAATCTACTATGGTAGAGAACTGGGACTTCAACAGATTCACAGGTATTGCATGGAACGCATTGACAGGGTTCAAAAAAGTTTGGACTAATTCAACTGACAATGAGTATCACTTAGTTAGAATTCATTCTAACGACTAGGAGGTAAATAACAATGGCTTTTAATAGTAAAGTAAACGCTATGATAATTCCAGTATCAGCTGACCTTGATGGAACAGCTGGTGATGATTTTACCTTCAAGGTGAATCATCCTATGGTTATCCATAGATTTGAATTTATCGTTCAAACTGCAGTTGTAGCTACGTCTACTGACCCAGTAGTATCATTAGATTATACTGACACAGTAGGTAGTGTATCTAGAGCTGAGAAAGTAACATTGACAGTTCCAAATACTACAGCAGCTGGTGTTACAATAGAAGCGGCTTTAACTCCCTTCTTTGTAGCTGACACTGACATCTTACACTTTGAAAGAAAAGTACAAGGTGCTGGTGGCTCAACAGCTGGTGACGGATATTATCTTGTATATTACGAGTTAATTCCTGACGGTAATGGAGTTGCCTAAATGTGGTATAGAGTGCACTTAAATAGAGTACACTTTAACCCTTTGGACAAAGAGGGCAAGCTGATTAGAGTCTTGTCCTCTGGTCCTACGTTTAACTGTCATACATCAACAGACTTAGAACTAGAACTGTTATACCTATTAGCAGAACCTAACTCTGAATTGATGCAGTTTATTAAATCCTGGACTGAGCAAGATAACTCTTGGTATCAGTTAGTATTTACTAAACTGTCCAGTGCTACAAGAGCTGGATTTACAGGTAAAGCAAAAGTGTTTAGCTACATGGGGTATGCCCTATGTCAACGTGTAGCAGACCATATAATATTTGAAACTAAGTATATGAACATAGGCAGTCTCAGTGACTATAATATAGGAGCAAGTAGAGACGTAAGAGAAGAAGTTAGAAATACAAATAATCATCTCGTACCTGGTGCAGAAAAAGTAGGTAAAGACTGGGTTGAGAAGAATGGTGGCAAATGAGAAGTGAATTAAACTATGATAGAAGTAATATACGTACTAAAGTAAAAAGTATAATAGGTAGAAACTTTAGTGGTATAGATGATGTTATAAATGACTTAATCAACATAGCAGTAGAGCTATTTGGTAATACTGTGCAATCAGTATATGATGAGTTTGTATATACACATACAATTACAAGTGGAGAAGTATCTGCAAAGACAGATGAATATAACTTACCTAACAGAACAAAAGTAATACTAGATGCATATTATATAGATGTATCAGGTAGTGATGATGTTTACTATCCTATACATTTAAGAAGTCCTATAGATTTTAATGAAGCAGGTAACTACACTCCAAGTATCAAATATGGTAGACCTACATTTGATTACTCATCAGACACTATTAAATTTGGTGTAAGTTACAACACATCAGGAGCTACTCGTGCAGATTATACAGGTATACCTCAACAAGGATACAGAGTAAACAACGCATTTCATATATACCCTAGACCTGGTAGCTCAGAACAAGACAATAAAATAAGGCTTATGCTAGGTTTATTTCCTGCAGATTTACAATCTGATAGTGATAAGAATAGTATAACAAAGAGCTATCCACAGGCATTGATTACTTATACAGCAGCAATGTTCTGGGGAATGCATATGAATGATGCTCAAAGAGCAGCACAATATTTAACAACAGCACAGTTGCTGTTAGCAAGTTTTGCTAAGCAAGACGAAATAAACAAACTCGTGAATATAACCATGAAGTTACAATAGGAGGAAACATGGCAAACGCAATATACCCAAAAGCAAAAGAAGCATTTTTATCTGGTGCTATTAATATGTCATCAGATACAATTAAGATTGCTTTAGTAGATACAGGAACATATACATATAGTGCATCACATGAACACTACAGTGATTTATCAGGAGTGTTGGGTACACCAGTAGCACTAGGAAGTAAAACTGTAACATCAGGTGTGTTTGATGCAGCAGATGCTACATTCACTACACCAACAGCAGGCACAAGTATTGAAGCATTAGTTATCTACAAAGACTCAGGTTCAGCATCTACAAGTGATTTGATTGCATACATTGATACAGGTACAGGATTACCTTTTACATCAAACGGAGCAGACGTAGATATAGTATTTGATTCTGGTAGTAACAAAATCTTTGCATTATAGGAGTTAACATGGCAAAACCAGGTTTATATGCAAATATAAATAAAAGAAAGAAAGCAGGAACAAGTAGAAGTAAAAAGAATTCTACAATCTCTGCAAAAGCATATGCAAATATGAAAGCAGGATTTCCTAATAGTAAGAAAAATAAAAAACGTAAGAGGAAATAAATGAGTATAGCAGGAACACTACAAGACTCAGTAAATATTAGATATGTATTTACCATTAGTGGTACACCTACAACTGTAAGTGGTGCAGATGATAATAGTAGAACATTAGCATATACAGAAGGACAAGCAGATGTATATTTGAATGGTGTAAAGCAAGTAGTGGGTACAGATGTTACAGCTACTTCTGGTAGTAGTGTAGTGTTTGCTAGTGCACTTGCAGCAAATGATGTAGTAGAGGTTGTAGCATTTGATACATTTCAAGCTGCAGCCATTAATGCAGACAACATTACATCAGGCACATTAAATATAGCTAGAATTGCAGATGGTTCTATTACAGATGCTAAACTAGCTAATCCGAAAGGAAGAAATTTAATTATAAATGGTGATATGAGAATTAATCAAAGAGGATTTGCAAGTGATGTAGACAATGATTATACAGTAGATAGATTTGTTTATCAAAGTTCACAAGCAGATAAATTTACAATTACACAAGATACAGACACTCCTAGTGGAGAAGGATTTGTAAACTCATTAAAATTTGTTACAGCATCAGCAGTATCAATTGGAGCATCTGATTACTTTATGATTACTCAAGCTATTGAAGGTTACAATGCTGCTGTTTTAAATTTAGGAACATCTAGTGCAAGAACATTTACATTATCATTTTGGACAAGAAGCTCTTTAACTGGAACATTTGGTGGTGCAATAGGTAATGCTGGAACTAGATATTATCCATTTACATATACCATTTCTTCAGCAGATACTTGGGAAAGAAAAACAGTTACAGTTGCAGGAGATACAACAGGAACTTGGGCTACTGATGCTAGTCATGGATTAATAGTAAGATTTGGTTTAGGTGTTGGCTCAACTAAATCTGGAACAGCAGGTGCATGGGCAGCAGGAGAATTTTTTAGTGCTACTGGAGCAACAAGTGTGGTTGGAACTGGTAGTGCAACTTGGTATTTAACAGGAGTGCAAGTAGAAGCTGGAAGCACAGCATCAGATTTTGAACACATACAGTATACAGAACAAATACAATTATGTGAAAGATACTTCAATAAATCTTATGCTTTATCAGTTGCACCAGGTACAGCAAATACAATCGAAGGTTCTATTGCAATAAGAAATGGTAATTTTACAGATAATAATAGCCCATTTTGGCACGTAAGTTTCCCTACTAGAATGAGAACAGAACCAACTGTAACAACTTTTGATTATGCTGGTAATAGTGGAAAAGTTAATGGTCCAAGTAATGCTTCAGTTACTGCAACAGCATATCAAATAGATGAACGAGGTTTTAATATTCTTAATTCATCTGGTTCTTCAGTTGCAAAAGGAGATTATTACTGTAATTACAAAGCGAGTGCAGAATTATGATAAAAGAAAATATACAAGAAGTTGTTTTAATTTATGATTTTAATAGTGTAGCTAATAGTTACAAAGTAACTTGTACCGACAATTCAATCTGTCAAGTTCCATTAAAGACAGGAAATACAGATTATCAAGTAATTCAAGAATGGATTGCTGATGGTAATACAGTTATAGATAATGAGGGTAGTGAATAATGAGTCAAGCAAGAAATTTAGCCGATTTACTAAACAGTTCTGGTTTAATTACTAATACAAAATTAGCAACACCGGGCAAAATATTACAAGTTATAAATGCAGTAAATACCACACAGTCAACTCACAGTAGTGCAACAGCAGCAGACTTGTTAACTGCTGCAATAACTCCAAGCTCAACATCAAGTAAGATTTATGTTCAAGCTGTTATACCTTTTACAAATGCTTCAGATGGTGATGCTTCATTTTTTGTAGATAGAGATTCTACTAGATTGCCAAGTGCTGGAATCACATCTGCTCTTATTAATACAGGTGATGCTACTAATAATAATGCAATGATGTCTATGACTGCAACATATATAGATAGCCCATCTAGCACATCTGAATTGACTTATAAGTTAAAAGTAGTTACAGCTAATGCAACAATGTATATTAATCGTAGAGGTTTAAACACAGGTTTTACAGGTGCAACAACTTTAACATTAATGGAGATAGCAGGATAAAAGGAGAAAAATTATGACAGATATAATATCAGCAATTTTAGCTCTAGACCCAAATGCACAAGTAAGTGTAAATGGAGAAAGTTTGGATGGTATTACATGGCATGATGGTAACCCAAACAATATTACCAATGACCAGATAACTGCAAAACAAGCAGAGCTTCAAGCAGATTATGATGCAAAGCAATATCAAAGAGATAGAGCAAAAGCATACAAGACATTAGAAGAACAATTAGATATGCAATATTGGGATAATGTAAACGGAACAACAACTTGGAAAGACCACATTGCAAGTGTTAAATCTACTTACCCTAAAGGTGAAGAATAATGCCAGTAACAAGTATATTAAATGGAACAGTAACAACAGATGGAACAGAACAAACTGTAGGTTCTGCACAGACTGATGATAATTTTTATACAGGATATATAGATTTATCTAACAATGCAGCAGGAGATACTATAGTAATAAAAATAAAAGTAAGGGTAGATAGTAGTGATATTATATGTATACAAGATACATTTACTGGTGCACAAGCTGAACCATTGTATCACTTTCCACCTTTACCAAGCACAGAGAATTTTGTAGTAACAATACAAAAAACAGCAGGAACAAATAGAGCATACAAATATAGGATATTTACAGCATAGATGGCATTAGGACGTTTTTCAGGAAGATTAAATCAATTTAGTGGAGCTTCTGCAGGAGCACCAGTATTAGAAGTTGAAGCTAGTTCAGTCACAACAACTAACGCCTTTGGTACACCAGTTGCTAAGTTACAAGTAAATGCTACAGCATTAGCATTGAGTAATGCGTTTGGTACATCTGTAACTAAGTTAGAGTTAACAGCTACTGGATTTGCAGATGCAGACGCTTTTGGTACAAGTGTTGCTAAGTTACAAGCTAGTAACACAGGTATATCTGATGCTGATGCATTTGGTACACCTATAGGTAAATTACAAGTTAATGCAACAGGATTAGCTAGTGGTGTAGCTCTTGGTACAAGCACTTCTAAATTAGAAGCTAATGCTACCAGTGCTACAACAACAAATGCATTTGGAACACTGGGTACTAAGTTTAATGTAGCATTAACTGGGTTTGCAGAAACAAACGCTGTAGGTAATGCGTTAGTAGTATTTAAGGATTGGTCAGTAGTGACCGCACCTAGCAGTACAGATTTTAGTGAAGTAACAGCTGCAAGTAGTACAGACTTTAGTCAGGTAACTGCAGCAAGTAGTACAGATTTTACACAAGTGGAGAACGAAGGTAGTTTATGAGAAGGTTTATAAAAGATTTATCTGGTGGATTAAATTTGTCTAGACCACCACACTTGATAGAAGATAAACAATTATCTGTTGCGACTGATTGTGTATACAGGTCAGGTAAATGGCAGAAACGTGATGGCTATGCTAACTTGACTGCAACAACAGATACTGCAAAAGTATTAGAAGTAACAGACCAAATAAGAAATGATGGTACAGCTAGAAGATTTCATGCTACTACAAATAATATATATGAGTGGAATGGTAGTAGTTATACAGCTAGATTAGCTGCAAGTAGCAATAGGTTATCAACAGAAAAATTATTCTTTACAGAAATAAACAATGAAATATATGTAGCAGATGGCAAGAACAGTATAGCTAAATCTAGTACAGCAGACTTTAGTAATGTATCTTGGGACACTAGTAGCTCTGGTAGAAATATAACAACTGCACATATTATAATAGCATTTAATTCTAGATTATTATTATTTAATACAACTGATACTACAGATGGAGAGGTACCATTTAGAATGTTATATACTGATGTTTTAGATTTTGACAGAGTAGCAAACACAAACTTTTTAGACTTAGATTATTCTGGTAGCCCAATAGTAGCTGCTAAAAGATTAGGACAAAACTTTATAGCAGTGTATAAATCAGACTCTATTGTAACATTACAAGACCAAGGTAGTCCGTTATTCTTTGTACCTAAGTCTAGACAGACTCTAGGTATCATAGGACCTAAAGCTGTAACAGACATACCTAATGCACACTTATTTGTAAGTAATGATGGTATCTACCTATTTAATGGTGGAGCTATAGAACCTGTTGCAGATAGAACTGTAGTAAGTGAATTATTTAATAACTTAAATTATACATACAAAGATAACATATATTGTTGGACAGATTTTAAAAATAGAGAAGTAATAATACATTACCCTACGGGTAGTAATGAACAACCAGACAAGTGTTTAGTTTGGAACTATCAATCTAATGTTTGGAGTCAATGGAACTTTGATGCATATGCAGGTTTTTATAGATACAGAACTGTAGCATCCCCAGAAGTTTATTTCGGTTCAGCTTCAGGCATAGTAAAACAAAGAGATACATCAGGTACAGATGGTAGCTCGGCTATAACTAGTACACTAGCAACAAAAGCATTTCATAGTGTATTTGATGGACAAGTTCTTGGAGCAAGTCCTGAAACAGCTACAGATTATGTACAAGTATTAAGAGTACAAACTGATGCTACTCCTACAAGTACAACAATATCTGTGGGAACTGCAGACTTAGGAACAGATAGTCCTAGTTACACAGACCAGACTATTACTGACACAGACGGTAAAGCACCAAGAGCAGACTTTAATAACTATGGTAGATACATAACAATTAAAGCTACAAACTTTACAAGTTTATCAGAGTTTGTAGTAGACATAGAATCTGGAGGAGATAGTTAATGCCTATAAATAACTATTCATTTGATGACATTACAATTCCTCAACCACCTGTACAAATAGATACAGAGTTAGTAGATTATGTAAATAACAAACTACCCCAGTTTTTAAATACACAATACTTATCATTATTAGATTTTGTAAGTGCAGTACAGAATGCTTTTCTTGTAAGTAATGCACAGATACTAGATGTAGGAGCAGACAAAATAATTAATGATACTCAGTTTGTCAACAACGTGTTTGTAGGAGCAGAGAGTAAGATAGCTTTGAATGGAGTAGCTAATCAAATAACTATTACAGATAATCAAGGTAGTCCTGTTACAAGAGTTATACTTGGTAAGTTGTCATCTACTAGTGATGACTATGGTATAAAAATTATAGATGCTTCTGGTGCTGTAAAGTTTCAATCTGGTAGCACTACTGTAATGGATGGAGGTATTATAACTGCTAACACTATTACAGCTACACAAATAAATGCTAATACAATCACAGCTACGGAGATAGCAGCTAATACTATAACAGCCACAGAATTAGCAGCAGACAGTGTAACAGCTACAGAAATAGATGTAGCTAACTTGTCAGCTATATCAGCTGACTTAGGAACTGTTACAGCAGGAACAATTACAGGTGGGACTATCCGTACATCTTCTAGTAATCCTAAGTTACAACTAGATAGCACTGGTATATATGCTTATAAAGCAGATGGAACTAACACAGCATTTATTGGAAATGATGGACAGTTTAGATTTGGAACAGCTAGTGGTGACAGAGTAGAATGGAACAATACAACTCTATCTGTAACTGGAGATATTATATCTACAGGTAACATAGAAGATGGTGCTATAACACTGCCTACTGTAACAACAGGTACATCTTCTGATGGTAGTAACATAGATTTAACTGTATCAACCAAAGGTGGAAATGTTATAGGAATTTTAAGTATTGAAGCTGTAATCAGAGGAGCTACTGATGCAGGTATATCTCACGGAAAAATAACTGTAACTATTGATGGTAATACGGCAGTTGGTCCAGCTACCTCTGCATGTGACACAGGGTCTGGTAGTACTGTTACTCCTAGAGATTTAAGTAATGGACTACAATTAGCTTTTATTGACGGAGACCCTAATGGTAGTATAACTAGTGCAGCGGATACAACATACACTGTAAGTGTAGCTATAACAAAAGAATATCCTATTAGTGGAGCTAATGGACCTACTATGAATCTTATAAGCTACACAGCAAAATTAGTAACATTGGAGACGTTTAAATGAACAAGTGTGAATGTAAGAATAAAGAAATATTACAAAATAAATTAGAAGAGGCACAGAAAAACTTTGAGCAGATGAAAGCTAGTTTACAATTTATATCTGGTCAGATAAAACTATTAGAAGAACTAATAGAGTGTGCATGTGAGGACTCAGAATGCGAGTGCAAAGCTGGATAGATGAATATACCAGAGAGGCGAAGCCCTGCTTAGACGTTACACCTTTTGTAACTCAAACAGGTATTAGCGAGAATGTGTGGGTTGATAATAAACCTATAGGTATATTTGTGTACACAGCACAAGAAGATATTATGTCTGTACATATCCTATGGATAAAACAAAATCACAGGCATAAGTTTAGACAAGCTGCTAAGTATATAGCTAGTTTTGCTAAGGATGAAGGATACAAGAGAATAGAAATGATTACAGATTTAAGAGTATGTCAGTTGGTAGAAAGATATTTGAAAGTACAACCTGTGCAAAAAATATATTTAGAAGAAGTAGATAGAATATTGGAGGTTCTATAATGGGATTTAGTAGTAGTAAATCAAAAAGTAAATCAGTATCTGGACCAAGTCCAACACAGACAAAAGCTGCAAACATTTTGTTTGAAGCGTTAGTGCCTGGAAGTTCTGGAACAGGAGGGTATGTTACCCAAAAAGGTACTCCTCCATCTCAAGAAGATGCAATACAGGGGTTACTAAACCCTAGAGCAGGTGGTGGTGGAGGCTATATAACAGATAGTCAAAGAATTGACCCAGTAGATGTACCTGGAGGTAAAGTAGGTTACGGGTATGAGCAAGGTATGAAAGATACTGCTGCTACTATAGGTGGAAGAACATTTACTGATGTACTAGGCAAAGGTACAGTTAGGTCTCCTGAAGCTCTCACTGCTGAGCAAGCAGCAGGAGTTACTGATACATTACTACCCACAATGGATGACATGAGGTACAAAAGTATAGGAGAGCAAATGGCTCTAGGTAGAGGTACAGAAGCAGAGAGAAATGTAATAGCTCAACAAGAAGCTATGGCAGCTGACCCTATTAAGTTTGCTCAAGAAGTTCAGGATAACATTGTACAAAAAGTTTATGAAGGACAATCATTAGAACTACCTACTACACCTGAGATTACTGACTACATATCTGATGTATATAGTAAATTACCTGACTCACTAAAAGGACTAGTTGATGATGTTGTATCTCAAGGAACTACTACAAATATAGATACTAGTATTTCAGCAGCTTCAGAAAAATTACTAGCACAAGCTCAGGCAACTGGAGATAAGTTAATGACAGAAACTCTTGGAAGATTCTCAGCAGCAGGAGCTGCTACTAGTGGAGCTGCATTAGCAGCAGCTAGTCAGATTACTTCTGATATAGCTGTTAACTTTGGAGCTCAGTTAGTTGAGTTTACACAGAATGCTTTGACTCAAGCTCAACAAGATAGGCAGATAGCATTACAAGCTTTAAACCAAATAGCTACTACAGCAGATAGAACAAGAGCTCAAGATTTACAAGCTAACATTATTAATTTAGAAACATTAACAACTACACTAGGAGCACAGTTAAATAGTTATGTGCAACTAACACAATCATTTCTACAGAACTCTCAGTTTTATACAGATGTTATTGCTAACTCATTTGATAGAATGAGTTCTACAGAGGTAGAAAATTTTAGAATGGTATATGAAGTATTAGTAAGTCTAGCAACTGGAGGACCAGGAAGTAGCTACGGTAAATCTTCATCCAGAAGTTTTGGAGTAGACCTTGGTGGTGCACTCTCTGGTAACTTGGATGCAATAATAAATCGTTAGGAGATAACAATGGCAAGACAAAGAATGGATATAAGAAAATTTGGGGACATACTTAGACCTGTTGTAGGTGGGCAAGGTAATCAGGTTGAAAACATGGACATGGAAGTAGAAGCTCCAACAGCTAGTATTCCTTATAGTAAAGGTCGTGGAGCTCAAGCATTTCAAGGCACTAAAACTGGAGACAGAATTGAAGCTGCTAACTTATCTTCTGGTACGTTTGAAAGTAAAGCAACTACTACAGATGATTATTCTTACACTGATGCAAATACAGGAGAAACAGTTAATATAGCTGGTCTTAAAGATATGGATGGAAATGAGCTACAAGCTTTTGAACCTAACCTAACAGCATCTGCAGACCAGATGAGAACTAACAATCAAGTAAAAGTTGTTAATTCCTATGGAGACGAAGTAAATGCATACTATGTAGATGTTCAAGCTCAGGATGAAACTGGTAGAATATACAATCTTAAAAAGAAAATGTATAGAAACGTAGATGAATTCTACGGAGATGAGAATGCTTTAAAAGAAGCAGGATATAATACACTAAAGAAAAATTACATGAGATTTGGATTTACTGAATCAGAAGCTCAGAAGTTAACGGACCAAGCTAGACTACTTAAGAATGATAAAAGTAAAACTTTTAACCAGGGATTATCAGAGTTTCAAATAAAAAGATTACAAGCTGAAGGTTTAACTAAAGCATTTAAGTGGCAAATGGATGGTAATAATGAAACTCTTAGACTAAATACTGACGACCCTAAGACTAGTATAAGAATAGCTACAGATAAAGCAGATAAAACCCTAAGTGAAGTTAAATATACAAATGCAGATGGTCAAACAAAAACTGGACTTGATTTTTTAAATACACAAGTAGGAATAAAAGGTCTTACTAGCCAGAATTTAAATGATGTACACCTAACTGATTTAACTAGTAGTAATATAACTTCTGTTATAGATGATGCTAAAAAAACATTTACTAAAAATAATCCTGATAAAATACTTGAAGGTAACAAAGGTTTTGACATCTTTACAGAATCTCTTGTTACACAAGAAGACTCAGAAGTAAAAACTAGTATTACAGATGCTGAAGCTTTTATATCTACTAAGAATAATGTTTTAGTTTTAAATACATATAATAAACATAATATAGAAGAAGTTATAGCAGAAGGTAATGGAGAACTAGCAACTAAAATACTTATAGACATGGGATTTTTAAGACCAGAAGCTTTAGGTTATGAAAATGAATCTCAAAAACAAGCTATAGATGTTTCGTCTGTGGAGTTTCTAAAAAAGATTTCACCTAAACTAGCTCAGTATAATGAAGAAGTACAAAACCAGATGGCAGATGGAGAGTATGAAAAAGTATTAGAAGGATATACTAGTTGGTATAACGCTAATTCAAAAGTACTTAGAGATGCAGAACGTAAAAAAGATGCTTTAATTACAAATTTTAATGCAGAGAATGGTAATTACTTTACAAAGTTAAATAACATGGATAGAGAAGGTAGATTTTTTAATCCAAATTATGGGGAAACTGAAACAGGTCAACTTGTAGGTAAAGTGTATAACAGCCCTCAAGAATTAGTAGGAACTCTGGATAAAAAATATGGTAGTAACCCTATACAATATTTAGCTCAAGTTCAAAGTTTACTAGATGCAGAAGTTATTACAGATGATGCTGCAGCTATGCTAGGCACAAGAGCTAGATATTTAGAAGTAAGACTAGGAGACATGGTACCTGAGATAAACAGACTTAGAAGAAAGCTAGGATTACAAACAGGTATGGTAAATGTAGAAGAAGCAGAAGCAGAAGCTTCTACAGGTTTATCATTTAAAGGACAATCTTATAATATAAATACAAGTTTTAATAAGAAGACTGGAAAGTATGACCCGTATGCAAGTACAGGTGAAGCTAATCCTAAGTTTGCTCAAAAACTTAATTTTGGTATGAGTGTAAATAAAGTTTATATAAACCACCAAGATGTTTTAGATGACAGGTTTCCTGGAGAAGGTAAAATAAAAACAGCTGAGATAATTATAAACAGAGCTAATGGTAATGAAGATGATGTGTTGTATTTAAAGAAAACTTTTAACATAACAGATGAAGATTATAATGCTTTAAATATTAAAGATATGACACCTGCTGAACTTGTAGAAGTTATGGATGCAGCTAGAGAAAATGTAAACAATACTAAAAGAGTTGGACCAGCAATTAAAAAAGTTGTTAAGAGTGTAGTAGAAAAAACAAAAGAAAAAATCCAAGACCCTGTTGGTATCCGTAGAGGTACAGACGTTATTAAAAAAGGACTAGCAGAAAGAGAAAGAGTTAAAGAAGAAACAGGTAAAACACCTATAATCCCAGGAAGAAGACCTGGTGGTAATATAGACTATATGAGAGATTTATTTAAACGTAGGAGTAACTAATGGCTGACCCTAAAGTAGAAGTTGTAGAAGAAGAAGAAAAGTTATTTGATATAGATGAGTTTTTGGCTCCAGAAGACAAGAGAACATTTACAACCAAAGACTATATAAATGTAGCTCCTGGATTTAATCCTGTTGATTACTTTATATCTGCTAACTATAAGCCTATTAACTTTGATGAGACTAATGCAGTAGTAGGTAATAATCTAGGACAATCATTTCTGTCAGGATTAAGCATGCACCATGCAGGAGAGAAACCTGCAACGTATGCTTCTTTAGATGGGTTGAGTTATCTTGTAGGGGCTTTAATACCTTTGGTTACCATGAACAGAGTATCTGCAGGTACTGCTGGAAGTTTAGTAGGTAGACTTGGTTTTGCTGATGATGCTTACATGGTAGGTAAAGGAGGTAAGATAGTCCCTAGAATATCTGGAGCATCTGGAGTAACTGTTGGTAAGTCTAAACCATTCAACTTAAATTCTAAAGGACCTTTTAATATGGTTAATGATACTATGCAAGGAGCTCCTGCTCTAAGAAAAATACTAGCTAACAAAAATAAACTAGACCATGGTATCAGAGTAGCTATGGAAGCAGGATTGTGGAACTTAGCTGATGCTGAATTAGGTGGGCTATCAGGCTATCAAGATGCTTTACTGTATACAGCTGTTGGAGAAGGATTAGCTGCAGGGGTGTCTAGAGTAGCAGGTAGATATAAGAATAAAAATAGAACTAAAGGTAGTGACGCTAACCCAAAGACAGCAAAACTAGATGATGTAAGTAAGGATGACTATGATGTGTCTACAGCAGCTAAGACAGCTGAAGATACCATATTAGATGAACCTACTATACCTGAAGGAGTAGGTCCTAAAGAAATAGAATTTGCTCAAAAGCAAATGGATAAACTAAAAAGTGTAATACTAAAGTATAATCAGTCTTTAGATTCTGCTAATAAAAATACAGATGGATTCATAGAAGCTATAATGAGATTAACTCCTAAAGAACTAGAAGGTAAAATCTTTTATGATGCTGTAAACAAAAAAGGACATAAAGTTTTAAAAGACGGAGCACTAGAAACAGTAGAAAGATTTGAAGAAAACCTTAAAGTTGCCCAAGAGGTTGAACAATTTATAAAACCAGATAAGACTAAAGATTTAGAAACTAAAGCTAGAGAAACTATAGAAGGTATTAAAAAAATTACTGATATTAACATAGAAGAAAAGATAGGTAAGTTAGCTAGAAACTTTAAATCTAAATTAAGAAGAAACAAAAAAGTACAAGAGTTAGCTAAAGAAGAATCTACATTTAGTGACAAAGAAATAGCTCAAGTAGCTGTAGCAGGTGAAGCTGTTGCAAAGAAAGGAGAACAACTAAAGCTAGATTTAGGTGGAGATGAAGTTGTATTAGGTAATCCTTATTTTGATTTTAATCCTAAGTATATATCTGAAGATGTTAAAAAAATTAAATTAACTAAACCAAGAAAATTTAAAGTAAGAACTCCTTTAGGTAGTAGAATATACGGACCTAGAAATCAATTAAATATAAATCAAGCAGCTAGTATAGACAGACCAGCTATACCTTATATTAAACAATTCTATTCTGCACCAAAAGCATCTGATAAACCTGGTAGTTACTATAACTTCTTAGAACAAGAGATGCGTCAATCAAGTGTGCGTGTTAACACCAGAACATATGAAACTCTAAAAGATTTACAAGAAGCTAGTACAATACTAGATGTAAGCATGACTAGACAAGTAGAGCGCATGAATTCTCGTGGTGTTAAAGAATCATATGATATAACAATTGCTGGTGGGGGAACTAGAGTTACAAAGGCTGGAGAAACAACTATAGAACCATTGCCAGGTAAAAGTAGTTTAAGAACAGTTAGTATAGATTTAGTTAATGGATTATCTACTGTAAAAAAACTAATAAATAAAATAGATAATAGAAGTGCTAAGGTTATAGAACAAGCTGAAGAACAGGTAGCTAAGATTTTAAGTAAACAAACTAAAGCTACAGTTTTAGAAGTAAGCACTAGAGGAACTAAATTTAGTAAACAATTTTCTGCTTTGAACGCAAAATTTAAAGATGGTAGAAGTATTGAAGAAGTATATCAAGTAGATATTAAAGGATACAAGAGTATAAAAGAAGGTAAAGGTAAACCTCCTAAGAATAAAAAACTAAACTTACAAAAAGAATATGATAAACTGTGGTCCAAATGGATACAAGAAAATCCTACATTAGTAAAAGATTTAAAAACTTTAGTAACCAAAAATAGAGCTAACCTTAAAGATAGTTTTGCTAAACCAGGCACAGTTAATCAAGCTGAAACCTTAACTAGATTACTAAAGTTACCTAAGTTTAGAAATGTAAAACCAGTAATAGAAACAAGTATGGAAGAAATACCTGTTACTGTAATAAGAAGTTTAGAAACTGCTGTATCATTAGCTAATGAAACTGTATTATCTAGAATGAATCCTGTAGTAGCTAGACGTGTTTTAGATTTAAAAGAAATTATACCTGTTAGAAATTATAATAATTTAGTTACTAAGTTAATTAATACATTAGAGTTACCTAAACCTCAACCAACAAAAACAGCACAACAATTAAAGTTAGAATATTTATTAACTGGAGGAAAGAAAATTACAAAGATTCCTCCGTCTAGAAAAATGGAACTAGATGTAAATGCTGAGTTTGCAGAACATCTTAAGATACAACAACAAAAAATAGATAACTTTAAAGCTACGTTTACAGACAACAATATTATTGCATACTTAAAAAAGAATAATCCTAAGATGACAGATACACAATTAGCTAAAGCAGCAGTAGAATTAAAAGAACAAATATACACATCTGAATATAAAGCACTTAGAGAGTCAGACAGATACATTAAAATGTATGAGAAAAACTACTCACCAGATGCTTACTATGATACAACTCCTGAAGTAGGTTCTGATGTAATTAAAGAAGAAGCAGATGCAATACTTGCACGTCAAGCAGATGAGGGTATAGATACAGGAGAAGTAATTGACCCTACAGTGTCTAAGGAAATACTTGATAGTGAACCAGATAGTTTAGCTAGAATCTCAAGTTTCTATGATGATTTAATCAAAGATATAAATGATGGACAAATGAGTTTTGACTTAGATGATTTTACTGTTTCTGTAACTAAAGAACCTGTACAAAGAACAGTATTAAATAAACCAGTAAAAGGTGCAGTAAGGTTAGCTGGAACTCCTCTGGCTGGAAGAATTACTCCTATGAAGTTATCTTCTAATGCACACGCAGCTGCAGACCAGTTAGAGTATATGTTAAATGTACAGTATAACTCAGTACCTTTTGTAAGTTTACAAGAAGCAACAGACTATTTACTACCTAAAGTAAAACAACTTGTACCTAAAGCACGTATAACAAAAGAGGGTATACAATATGGTAAAGATGGACTGCTTGTTATAAAAGAGTTAAGTGACAAACAGGTACTTTCAACCCCAGGAGCTACTAAATATGTATTGTTAGATGCTAGAACTTCTGTAACAGATTACATTAAATACTTAATTGATAGAAATGCAAGTAAACTTAAGAAGGTTAATCCTACAGGAACTGCAGCTCAGGCTGCAGGACTAGATGTAGGACCTGCTATAGAAAATATATCTGGAGGTAAACGACTTAAGAGGTCTACTGGTGGTAAAGAAATAGACAACTTAGATTATATTGAAACTAGAATAGGTAAGTTACTAGATGATACTGTAGATGCAGAAACCTGGACAAAAGCTAGTAATGACTTTAAAGTAAACAACATACCTCTAACTCATAACTTTGTAAACCAACTAGCTGATACCATACAAAATGCTATAGAAACTTACAAAGTTGGTAACTTACAATCAAGAGATTTAATAGAGATTGTTGAAGTAGCTTTAGAAAAACGAGGTATTAATCCTCTAAAACTTCCTAGAGATGTTGATTATCCTAACATAGCTAGACGTAAACTAGATGAATTATTAATAGACGTAGAGAAAGCAGGTGAAGCTAACAAACTAGGAGTGTCTGCTTACAATCCTACTGACATACTAGAAATGAAAAAGTTACTGAAAGCTTATGCTGAGAACTTAGATAATATTGTAGGAAAGGATACTGCAGAACAAAATGCACTAATAGAAGAAGCCTACCAGATAGTTAAAACATTAAAAGACAATGGCTATGTTAATAGTGGTATGATGAAACTAGATGAGTTAAATGCTATAGCTGATTTTCTTAAAGTAGATTCTGGTTTAATAAAAGATTCAGACGTAGAATTGTTTGTAAAACAAATAGAAGATTCTTTCAAAGATGAATATATTAAATCTGCCAGAGCTTTTATAACTAAAGAATATGGAATGTTAAATAACTACATAGTATCTGACACTACTCAAGGTGGTACTAACTTAGAAAAAGCAATGAGAACTCAAGATGCAGCAGAATGGAGAGATGTAGTTAGTGACTATTTTCAAAATAAAAAAACAATGACTACAGAATTTGGAGATGACTTTGAATCTGTAATGAAAACTATTCAAACAAACCGAGTACAAAGAGATTTTGTTAGAACAAAAATGCTTGACTGGATAACAGACAATTCTGAGTTACTAGAAAACTGGGATGTAGGTATGGGGTTTAGACCTGGTACTGAGCTTGTAAAGAATGCAGAAGGAGCTAGAATTGGAACTAGGGAAGTAGCTCAACTACCTTTAATGGGACAGCAAACTCCAGGACAAGCTGGACTTAAATTTAAAGAAAGACTTGCACAAATAGAAGCAGGTGGATTTAAAGATGCTAGGAGTAAACGTCTAGAAACTGCAGGAGTATATAAATCTTGGTGGCAACTTATGTCAGATAATCCTCACGTGTGGGAATCTTTTGTAGACAGACACATGTTAAGAGGACAAGCTATAGACAAACTGTATTGGTTAAACAGGTATGCTAACGGAGATAATCTAGCTAAACATTATATATTAGATACTATTGCTAATGAGCCTATTCTTACTAACATGAGAGTTCATCACTTAAACTTTATGTTTGATTATCCTAATCCTAGAATTAAATTAGGAGATGATTATGTTGAGGCAGGTGCTCAAGAAGCTGGAAGCACTAGTCCTATAGACGAAGTAGGAAGAGCTGCTGGTAGTAAAGATGGACCTGCTGGAACTAATCTTTCACCTCAACCTGCTGACCCTATTAATATTCCTTTTATTAAAAAACATTTTTATGGAGACCCAGCTAAAATATTTAAAAAAGCTTATCAAGTTTTAGGAGATATTAGATTTATAGACTTAATAGATACAGCTAGAGATTATGTAAACAGAGTATCTGTTATACCTAAAGAGTTCTCAGATTGGATGTCTACATCAGAAATAAATAAATCAATTACTGCATGGCAAGAGGCATTTCCTAATAAAAAGTGGGCAACAGAAGAAGAACATATTTTAAACACACTTAGAGACATAGACTATGTACTAGAAAATAGTCGTTCAGGTAAGAATGGTAGTAGGTATAAATTAACTAGTATAGAAGAGTCTATGAGAAAAAGAGGTTTAACTGATGCAGAAGTAGAAAGAGCATTAGATGCTCAGTTACAAATAATTAAATACAAAGAAGAACAAATATTAACTACAGAATTAGCTAACAGATTATCTAGTGCAGAATCAAGAGAGGTTGCTAGAAGTTTTTACAAGAGCATAGATAATATAAGAACTACACGTTATAATGATTTGCTTACAAATGATTTAATGCATAAGCTTGAAAAGGGAGCAAAAATAGCCCCTGAAGATTTACCTAAAAGAATAGGGCACTTAGTAGGGTATTTTCCTAGAATAGCTGATGGTAATTTTAAAGTTATATTACAAAAAGGTAGCAGACATGTTAATATTGGAACAGCTAATACTGCTAATAAAGAAGCAGTACAAAAAGAACTACGAAGATTTTTAAAAGATTCTAATAATAAACAATACTTAGAGAATCCTAATGATTGGTATATTCATATTGTACCTACAGGTAGAAACTTAAGTGAAATAACTACAGAAGAAATGGCTAAAGCTGTAGATAAAAGTTATAAATATGCACTAGGAGATGTACAAAAGTATTTGTTTGGTAAAGAAAAACTTACAGCAGGAGACAACATAGTTGATTTCCTAGCAAGAGCTGCTAAACATAGAGGAGATGGAGTTAACCAATTAACTCCTTACAAAACTTTAGAAGAACTGTTGGCTAGTTATTGGTATAACACTAGTAAAGCAGCTCATGTATTACCTTTAACTGCAAGTATTAAAGAAATACAAGTAAATCTAAAAAAAGACATACAAAGAGATTTGTACAATTACATGACTGATTACCATAATATGTTAATAGGTAAAAAAGGTCCTACAGAACAGACAATGGATAGTGTAATTAACAACTTGTTAGATTATGCTTACAAAGTTCCTGCTATTGCTCAAGGTCTAGAACGTATGGGCATATACCAGGGTAGTGGTAACCTTAGAACCTTAAGTAACATGATACAAAGAACATCTTCTTTTGTAGCTTTAGGTGCTAATGTAGCTACAGCTTTACTACAGTATACTATTGTTGGACTTAACGTGTTACCAAGATTAGCTTTTGATAGTAACAGTGGTACTATTCTTATGAAAGCTATGAAACATGCTGCTAGAATAAATGAGAAAACTAGCAAGTACTATGATGCATTTAAGAAAGCTAACCTAGAAATATTTAAACAAGATGGTGCAGTTCAAGATATTCTTAATGCAGGTGGTATAAGAAAAGCTGGACCTACCAGACAAGCTTTTAGAAAATTAAATGACTGGGCTATGTGGTTATTCCAAGACTCTGATACTAGGTCTAGAATGTTTACTCTTGTAGTAGGAGTAGAAAATGGTAAGAACATACTTAAAAAACTTAGAGGTAAACTTAAAAACTTTGATATAGACAGTAGTAACTACAAGAAATATCTAACTCAAGATGAACAGCTTATGTGGTTACGTGGTAAAGCTAACAACACAGACATGACAGGTAAACTAGCAAACAAAGATGTTAAAAGATTGATTGATGATTATGCTGTAGATTTTATGGAACAAACAAACCACACATATAACTCATTTAATAACCCATTAGCTTTTAGTAATCCTGTTACCAAACCATTCTTACAATTTAAAACATGGGTACAAAAAGAGATTACATTCTTTGTAGATGCATTTAGAGAAGTACCTACTTACTCTGGTGTACCTATGGCAGAAAGATATGGAAATGCAGCTAAGATAGTAGGAGCATTTACAGCACTTGGAGGTATATTCTCTTTACCTGGAGCTCAAGAACTAGACATGGCTACTAGATGGGCATTTGGTGTGTCCCCTAAAGCATGGATGTATGAACAAGATTCTCCACTACAAGATGTATTAGCAGGTGGGTTCTTTACTTTAGGTGGTGTTAGCATGGAAGGAAGGACAGGACCTGGTAACTTATTTACTGTAATAGATACAAATAACTTGTTTGGTATATATCCTGCTAGATTAATAAAAGCTGCTGCAGCTTTTAGAGAAGGTAGAACAGATGCTGCATTAAACTACGCATTACCTAGATTTGTACAAAACTTAAAACAAGGATATGACATGGCTACTACAGGACAGTTAAGAAACACATATAATGGTGGATTAACTTTTAATGTAGATGAAATGAGTGGTAGTCCAACTCTTAATTTAATATACAAACTTGCAGGGTTTCAACCTATGGATGAAGCCAGGTACCAGACTTTAAAGTTTGCTATGCTAGATGCTTCTAAATCTAGAGGTAGAGATAGAAAATGGGTATACAAAGATATCTTTGATTATATGGACGCAGGAGAAATGGGTAAAGCTATGGCTTTAGCTAGAGAAGCAGACATTGATTTTAGTATAATTAAAAGAGAATACAAGAAGAAAAATACACCAGACTATATGCATAAAACTTACCCATACTTTGATAAAGAAGATGAAGTTGATAAGATTATGGGTCCACTATTTAATCCTAAAGAAAGGAGGTCAAACTAATGGAAGCAATATCAGAATATATTCCTTGGTTACTATCAGGTGCTCTTACAGTAGCAGGATATTTATTCAAAAATAAATACCAGCAACTAAAGAAAACTGTTGATGTTTTCACTAAGATGTGGGAAGACGACAAAGTAACACAAGAAGAATGGAAAGAATTTGTAACTGAAGCAAAGAAGTTACTAGGTAAATAATCAGAACACCAGGAGGATTTTATGTTTGGATTATTAGCAGGTGTGGTATCCACAGCTGTAGATTGTTTTAAACAGAGACAAGAAACTAAACGCCTTGAAGCCACGGCACAGAGGAATCACATGTATAGGATGGCACAAGGTGAGATAGAGTACCAAGCACAGGTACGAGCAGACAACCAGAATGGTTGGAAAGATGAGTTTGTACTTGTGATAGTATCTTTACCTATACTAGTTTTAGCATATGCTGTATTCTTTGGGGATGCCATGATGAAAGAAAAACTAGATGTATTCTTTCAATACTTTAATGGCTTACCACAATGGTATCAATGGTTACTCATAGGTATCTTTGGTGCAATCTATGGTCTTAAACCAGCAGCAGGGATGTTTAAGAAGTGAGGATACTATCAATAATTTTAATTATACTGGGAACATGTGCCTGGTTATACGGATGGATAGCTTATGCGACAGATAATAGTACGTCTAATCAGACCAATACTTCTGGCAGTAACACGAGTATATCAGGTGGTTACACGTCAACGACCACGAACTCATACTCAGGAGGTCAGACTAACACCACGACCAATAGCACGAGTAACACGACAGAAAGTCAAAAAATACCAGTAGGCTCTGCTATTGCACCTAGTATGAGTAGTTACTCTCAGGACCTATGTATAGTAGGAGTAGCAGGAAGTGTACAAGTTACTGGTTTTGGAGTAGCTGGTGGTACCTACGTAGTAGATGAGAACTGTGAAAGAATGAAACTAAGTAAATTATTATATGACTTTAACATGCGTGTAGCTAGTATAGCTATACTGTGTCAGGATGATAGAGTCTTCTCTGCTATGGAGAACGCTGGTACACCTTGCCCATTTGAGGGCAAGATAGGTGAAGAGGCTGAGGCACAGTGGAAGAAGTATGACATAGAAAGACCAGACTATGACAAGTATGTACAGAAGCTCAAGAGAAGAGCAGCTATAGATAACAAGTCAGAATTTAAACCTATACAAACGGAGTATCAACTATATGGAGATGATAGCTAAATGTGGTTACTTATTGTTAATACTATTATTGATAGCGTGGGCAGTAAGTGCAGAAGAGATAACCACAGGGAACCTATTACCAAATGGTACAGGCAACTCAAGCAGTTACCAAAGCGTAGACAGCACAATACCTAGTGTATCAACTAATGG